CTACAGTTACTCTTGCTGGCTGAGTAATATCTTTTTCTATACGTGTGATAGGAGAGTTATTATATAGATAACTACCAGCCCATTTCTTCTTAGCTTTAAGGTATGCATCTTCATCCTTAACAGATCCATCTGGGTTGAATACATCCTCTGGTTTAACACCAGCGTTCCCTGACAGGATCAAGTCCTTTGCCTTTCTACTAACGAATTTATCATTGGCAGACCCGGGCTGACCAATAAAATCAGTATATACATCCTGATCTAAATCACCATTCTTATCAGTCCTTAATACAATCTTATTCTTAACAGAATCCCAAGTAGCAAACGATGGGATTTCGATTCTTTCTTGTACAGTCTTTTTAACCTTTCCAACTGGCTTAGTAACTGTGACATCCATCTTTACCAGTGGCTGGTCTTTAATTCTCTTCTTTAGTTCAGCGCCAACCTCATCCATATTGATTAAAACATCACCTCTATTATTCCATACATCAGAAACAAAATCATACTGATCATCAAGCTCATCAATGTTCTTTAATGAACGAGTATTAGGATTGTACAAAGCTCTTGATATAGCAGCGCTCCTCCAAGCAGACTTGTTAACAGTCTTATCCTGTGGCATTGCTTGAAATGCTTTATCAATATTTGCCTTGATTGTTTTAACCTTTGCATTCCATTGAGCTAAATCAGATAAGTTTTTCTGTATCTCATATCTAAGTTCATCACTGCTATGGTTAGGATTGTTCTTTATGAAAGAGGCAATACCATCTTTAAGCTGACCCATTCTTGCGTTAACCACCTCTGATTCTAAATCCTTACTAAGCGTCATTGGATCGATCATATCCATTAGCTCACGCTTCTGCTTGATCTCTTCCTGCATTCTTTGACGCTCAAGAATCTCTCTCTTCTCTTGGATGTCACCAAGAGCTGATAGCATTTGGAGTGATTCTGTTTCGAATTGTATGGGTCTTATCTCTGCCATTTCTTTTATTTAATCACCCCAAGGGCTTGGTCTTTGACTGCCACTTCCTAACACTGAACTCATGAAATCAGAAAATCCCCAACCACTCGATTTTTCTGAATTACCACTACCAAATAAATTTGGATTACCTAATCTAGCTGTTCCATATCCCGCAGCCCCAATTCTTCCTATAGCCCCAGTAATATTTTGCTGACCAGCACTTCTAAGAGCGTTTCTCTGTGCTTGATCTCTATCGAATTTCATGGCCATAGACTGGAACTTCATCCTTTCCTCACCAGTCATCGCATCCAATGCTCTATATAAGTCAGCTCTGTTCTGCTGTTGAAAGGCCATATCCATCCCCCCGAGCTTCTCAATACCCTGCTCCATCTGGCCTTGGGATGAAAGCGCCATCTGTGCCTGTTGAGTTGGAGTTAAACCAGCTCTTTGACCAGAGGCTAGAATGTTAGCCTGAGTTGCAAGCATTTGTTTTTCAAGTGCTGCTTTGGCTGGGTTTCTAGCACCCATAGTTGTCTGCGCTAATCCTAAAGCAGCGGAGGCGTATGGGCTTGTTTTATATTGCTCCCATACGGGTTTAATTTTCTTAGCCTCTTTTAACATCTTGGCGCCTTGGAATATACCAAAGACCCCTTGAGCTAAATTTGAAGCTAACCCAACTCCAAGCCCTACTGGAGTCGCTTTAGTTAAAATTTGTTCTAAACCCATAATCTAAGTATTTGCAAATTTCGTTAATATATTGTATTTTAATGGATAAACCAGCATATATTTTTACACAGTTTGTCCATTGCTACTGTTAAATCCTATGTTCACAAACTCTAGTTCTGTGGCATTACCAGCAGGACTATAGATAACCGTGAACTTACAAACCTCACCACGAAGCTTATCACCCTTCCACATCTTCTGATCGTAAGTGCCAGTCACATTAGGGCTAAGCCTGTCTCTTAGTATTGGCGAATATTTCACACCCTCCTTATCGACTAGTTCACTAGATAACAGATTGGTACTCTGCACATTAGGATCTTCAGTTCTGAAGTGAACCATTCTTGGAGAGTCACCCTCTAATGCCACGCTATCATAAACCTTGATACTGTTGCCGTTATCATTATGCATACCAACCATGATCGTATCAGCAGCGCTACCATAGAACGAGTTATACGCGCCATTGTGTATGTACAGATTACCATTCTTAAACGAAGCTAGTCTGTTTACAATGTTGCACATCCACTCTGGTATATAGCTATACTTGGTTACCCATTTGTCTATGTCAACACTAAAGCTTACAATACCGCCATTACCATCATAGGTATCGTAATATGATTTCATTACATCGCATAGGGTAAAGTCACCACTAAACTGAGTCGGCGATGATATAAGTATTTGATTAACACCGGGTACAGCGATGAAATATGGATTTGTAAAAAGATCCTGCCCATTGTATGTTACAGTAGTTTCTCTCCAAAGGGTATCGAAGTAATACATTGTACCGGGTACAAGAGGGAGTGTGTACAGCATACTAGTAGCGCCAACTGGGAAGGTATAATTATACAACGTACATATGTTGTTTACATCCTGAATGTAGCCAGCCTTAGAGGTTGTACTCATATTAGGCGTATACATCAGGTATTCATTATTGAATGGGTCAACCATACCCAATACCTTCATAGGCATATTAGGATTCATCTGGTTGTGCACCGTAGGGTCTTTATAGTACCCCATAATATCCTGACCTACCTTTCTCCAGTACTTACGCATCTTATTGTCAGAGATTGGCGTTAATCCATTCACGCTATATCTAACAACACTACCCTTATTAACATCAAAGAATACCACCTCTTCACCAAATCCAAAGACACTCTCTGGATGTAGCGTACCGTACGAACCCTTTAACACATTAAGATTCCCAAGTACCCCCGAACTCTTGGCTACGAATGATGAACCAGTATTATCAAATAATTGGGTCTCACCAACATACTGAGACGCAGTTTCTTTTTCTCCTATTACAAGCAGCACACCGCCTTGCGATTCAGACTTTGAGGTAGAGATTATTTTTTGTATAGAATCTAATTCATTAGGCAATATATTAGCATCTAGCGCATTAAAAGAACTAAGTCCGTTAACACCAATAGTATATGGCTCACTAAAACAAATGTTTGTACTTTGTCTTATAACTTTGCCAAACAATTCAGTCACACCTCTACCAGCATCAGTATACCAGTTTTTCCAATCCTGATCTGACATATTCATCACCTCGTAATACTTAGTAATAACAGAAGCGCCAAACACGTATGTTCTACTTTTTAAATAAACATCGCCGTATATAGGACCCGTAATAACAGAAAAACTTCTTGATGGTGTACCCGGATTTAATACATCATACTTTTGCCCAACTTCATAATAATATTCAGTAGATGTTGATGGAAGCGGAGTATATATTTCGGCTTGGATTGGAGTACCTAAGCTAGAATTGTATTTTACAATTATATAATCCGAATATTGATTAAGAACATTAAGTGTGAATGTGCCGCCAGTGCCGGCAACCTGCGCTAGATCACCTTCCGTAAAACTATACCCATACCCTGTATTATATAGAGATGACGCTTTTAATCCAATACCATAAACATCTGCTGTATTGGTAGGCGGAGTGGTATTAAAAACAAAAGCTCCATTTGAATCCTTTGTTATATATTTAAAATCGCTAGGCCTAAATTGTAAAAATGTAGTACACTTTTTAGATTTTGTTCTAACAATCGAAAACTGCTTAGCCCATAAAGGGATAACAGCACCTACGTTTATTGAGAAAGCCCATGAACAATTGCCATACCAAGGACCTTGATCCCCATGAAAAGGAACAGTTAAAGTTGGACCAGCCACAACTCCAGAACTTCTACCATATTCGTCATAGTAGACTATACCTAGTTTATATGTAGAGCCAGACTTCATTACCCTAGCACCGTCAATAGGTACTGGTAATGCCGAACCTATCTGTGCACTAAATCCCCATGGTGCTAAATCTGGCGATGGTGTATCGTAGCCAGTTACTGTATTAGCAAAAAATAATCTATCTTTTGTTACCTCCATTGTGGCAGCAAGCAATGGTACTGCGTCATATGCTTTAAATGCTGTAGCATCATCTACAGCAATACCAACCGAATCGCCATAAAAATTAAACGATAAGGCAGTAGTGCCAGCATTATGTAATAATATAGCAGCTGCATCTAGTGGGTTACTTTTATCCCACTTTTTTTGTATGAACATTTTACTTCCCGGGAACTTTACAGCTGCTTCTATAACCTGAACGTCCTGATCTATCTTTTGCGCAAATGGTATCGTAAATGTGACATATCCAGTAAATACACTAAGACCGATAGTTGGCAATGATGCCCTAGATAACATAGAGAATGTGCTATACTCTTTATCCCTATAACCAAATCTATATGCAGCCTGAAACCCATCAGTTACTATATTCACGTTAAGGTCTACCACATAAGCAAAGCTCATCGGGTATGTAGGCTGTGGCCTAATTATAGTTATATTTGTTTCTTTTAAAGGAGTTGTATAAGGTTCTTGTATTGTTACAAATGTTGGATGATGTGTTTTAATCCCAGCCTCTATGTTGATTTTTCTAGGCTGAGAGTTATTATCTGTCCAATAAAGCACACCATATGCAATAGAACATGAGTGTATAAACTTAGTTTGCTGGAAGCTTAACCCGCCAGTTACATCAACATCTTCTAATACCTTATACACACGATCCGTGTCTGCATCATAGCAATAGATAGCATGGCTACCCAAGCTATTCCAAACAAACCATACCACTCTTCTTTTTGTAGCATCCTCAACAGCACCAATCACCTGATTAGTACCAGCTGGAAGTACAAATGGTATAGTAGTACCAACAGAATTTATTGTCTGTGCCTTTAGTGTAGTACCCTCAACAGGCATAACCTTACCCACCTCTCCGCTTTCAGATGTAATAAATCTGGCGTTGACGGCGTTAAGGTATTCCTTAGGATCTACCAAGTAGGAGGCATCGTCCGAATTGATTCCCCCGGTAAATATTTTTTTAACTACAGGCATTATTAATTCTTTATCACAGGACCGTACGAAGCTTGTAGACTACGACGGATATCCAGTGTGTCAATAGTATTCATTCTCGCTCTGAGGATGCGGAGCTGGTTATAGAACTCATCCTTAGCAAGTTGTCTTTCGCTAAGATTGAATTGTCTACCATGCTCTTTCATCTTCCAGAATATATATGCCTTGATCGTCTCGATCGCATAAGGATGAACCGAATTTGAAGCGTTAAGTAACATACCATCAGATATGTAATCCATAACGATAAACTGCCCAGAGTAGCTTACATCTAGTTGGATCTCACCACGCTCTCTGAGGATAACAAAGGATTCTCTAAAGCCCGGGATGTTATTGAATATACGTCCCAGATGCTCACCCTTGTCGTTAATATAATTCGTATACCAGAACCCTTCCCAGTTATTAGGAAGTATTCCATTGGCTGCTTCGATGTCTCCATATGGGATTTTGTTTCCTTGTGAATCAAACTTGTTTAAACGATTAAAGGAATCTCTCTTCTCCCCCCAAGGATATATGTACTGGCCGAGTTCATTACCGACCCTGATATAATCCACGAAGTCTACAGGGAGTGTGGCAGCCTTATATGAATTGATTGGTAAGCGAACACTCTTGATATTTTGAAGCACATCAAAGTTCAACTCACGCAGACAAGAAACCGCATAGGTCATAAACTGTAAATACCAATGCATTGGGTAATTCCTGTCAGCGAGAGCGCCCCTTACGATTTTATCTAGTGTACTTACTTTCATTTTCTTTCATCTAATTTATTCTCTCCAGATGGAGTCTGAACAAGTATGTTATATACCTGCGTAACAATCTGTCCCTCTAGATCAGCAGTTAATGGCAGCGTCTCATAATCAGATACAGTGCTAAGATCAACACCAACCAATCTAATATATACCGAGTTAACACTCATGCCGGGTAGATTCTTTGTAAAGATGATATCCTTACCAACAACCTCATACCCAATAAGACCAGACAGTTCTCCAAGCAAATCCTGTGGCTTGATGATACCATACATGCTAGTAGGGATCGGGATAAAAGGTTCTTCGATTGCATCAATCTTAGATACATGTAGCACACCCATATTTCTTGGAAGACCAATTGGTATGGATGGTAGTGTAGCCTTGCTGAATGTAGTTTTGTATGTAGTAACAGGCACGTTGTCGTAGGTGTATACCATACAGTTAGTGGGGATAGTATCACCCTCTGGCATGTTAACAGAGAAGTGATCCGCCTTCAACAACTGATTCGCTACCTGCGCTACAAGAAGTTTAATTTCATGTAGGTTGAAACGACCACTAACAACAGGATTGCCGTTAAGCAAACGCTGCACCTGCTCCGCTATTTTATATTTAGTTGTCATTGACCTTGTACTTCTTTAACATTAGCAAACTGTGCAATCATCTCACTAGACATATTCAACCCGTAGTAAGAGAGTGCAATAACAATGATATTCATAATGTCAGCATCTCTCCACTCAAGCTGAGTAGAGGTAAGAGGATTATATGTGATCGTACGACCAGACTGTGTGTATCCGAAAACAGGAACAGCAGGTCTCTTAAAATAATAAACACCACCAGTAGCAGGCGCCTCTGGGAATAGCTGAATTCTATTCTGACTATTCATAATTGCGATTGGATCATCAGCAGTAACAGGGATTACCTGAGACTCTAATCTCTCAATCAACTCCTCCTCGTTCATTACCTGAACAGAAGAGTATACATTTCTCCCGAGCTGCGCATTATACACCGTAGTGAACAGTGAAATCAAATGCATATAATCAGCAGGAAGAGTAACCACACCAGATGGTGAAGTTAAACTAGTGAATGTGTATTTAGATTTGAACGCACTTAGCGCGTCATCAATACGCTGAGAATCCCCATAGTTCTTAGCCTGCACATTTGATGGCAACTTTGGGTTTGTATGGTACTGATTGAACAGCACCAGTTGAGCTTTGTCCAATACAAGATCTATCTCCGCTGGGGTGATAAATGCATTCTGCTCCTTGTTGACAAAGTACAGAATTGTTTTATGGACATCATTGATATTCATCAGAACTTACTATTAGGGATATTAACTTTCTTGCCAATCTGGCTTCCTCTCTTCCAATTAAGCGCATTGATAAATGCAACTGGGCTATCATTCTTGGCGTGGCGGGCAAAGAAACTTTTAACCTGACCTTCGCTCTTACCACCCTTTGTACCCCACTTGCCACGGTGCTTAGCCTCACCACCCTTCAAGGTCATCTCACGACCAGTCTTTGGGTTGGTGCCGGTAGCCTTCCAAGCGTGCTTACCATCCTTCGCAGCCATTACATGAAAAAGCGCCATACAGAAGAGATTTGTTTTCTTAATGCAAATATCCCAATAGCTACGATCAATAGCCACAATTTCGCCCGGTCAATTCTTGAGTCCAGCTTGTAGGCTTTGTACTCAGCAGACAGGGTAGTCATGGCAGCCCTCTCGTTAGCTAGGGTATCCTTGAGCATACGGACGTCATATAGCAATATGCTCTCATATGCCCTATCCCTTACCGTATTAGTAGTAACCTTATTTCTATATACTATTGAATCCTTGGCGCTGTATGTTAGTACCCCCGAGCTAACTTTAATTCGGGCACGCCCAATGGTTGTATCAAAATCCTTACATGGAATACGCTCTACCTTCTCTATAATAGAATCACGGTAGATAACGCTATCCTTTGTCTCTGTAATTACAGTAGTGTCATTGACACAATAACCCCGACGGATAACCTCCTGAGCAACCTCGTCCAGTTTTAATGGGTCTTTTAGGACTCTTTTTACTGGGTTGCAGGCTACTATAAGACAAGTTATCAGTACAAGGTATTTCATTTATTGGCTTTCTTGATGGCATCATCAGGAGCAAACAATAGCCCGATGCCAACTGAGATAGCCACTGTCGCATCTACCCAAGACACATCCTTAGCGAATACACTAACGAGGGCAGCGATAATAATCGCCACACCGATCAGGGATGATTTCCACCCCTTAGTTACGTTATTTGCTAGTTGGGTTAGGTAGTTCAATTTCTTCTGGTTTAATAGCGAACAGTCTGTTCTGGGCTAGGAAAGTTTCAGTTGCCGTAACTCTTCGTTCTAGATTCTCGATCTTGATTGTGGTGGCTGCCTCCGCTTGGAGTAGCGACTTTACATCTGATCTAATTTCCTGTAGAAGACTCCACAGTACAAATCCAAATCCGGAGATAATCATAGGGCTTAACCAAGACTTAACCCTTTCCAGACTGTTCGCCATAGTTTAGGACTTAAATACACTTAATAGTTGAGCCTTAGCAAGTACGGTCAAAGCCTCGTTGCTTTTAATGAAGTCCTTCAGGGTAGACTCATCACTCGGATCGAGGTCAAGAGCTTCTCCGCTGTAGCACTTCTGTGCCCATGTAAACATTTTCAGTGCATCTCCTTTGTTTGCAGAAGCGAGCTGGGAAGACAAAAGCTTACCAAGGGTGATGGACGATCCGTCCATATCCTTTACTTCTGTTCCGTCTAACCCCTTCAATGCTTGGTTGAAATCTAACATAGATATTGATTTTACACAAAGATATGTAACACAATCCTATTTAAGAAAATTTATGCCCCTTGGTTTTGCACATCACCTGTGATGACGAGCCCTAACTTATTGGCAACCCAATCCCAAGCAAAGGAGTCCTGATCCCAATTCTGATAGTCTGTACCAGTCATAACGATGTTACCAGTAGCTATAGGCCCTATACCTACCGCTGCTAACGTATACAAAAAAGTTGCAGAGCTCCCTAGTTGTAGGTTAACAACATAGGCATCTAGGATAGTGGCCTGCTTTACCTCGCCGTTAAACCAGATACTTACAGGTTGAATTGTTTTCATAATTAATTGTTTTCCTGTGTGTTAGGTGTTGGAGGAGGGGTAGGAGGAGCCCAAGGAAGAGGAAGATTAATCACAGGGGGAGTGATCTGATCTTCAATGTTCTTCGTTAACTGAGCGTCCAAAGATACCACGTCAACCAGCTCATTCAACCATCCTTCTACCTGAGGTTCTGTGATCTCATCATAAGGGGTGAAGTGCTCTGGATCGGGGGCACCACAAGGTGTTACTCCGGGGAAACCTGCTGTGTAAGTTTTAGCAGTCTCGCCTTCTCCAACTGTTTCTGTAGCCAGTCTCGTCCAAGAGATTGATTTTACTACATCTGTCATGCCATCTTCTGATGGCGCTGCGGGCATCGCTGTGATTACCCATTTGATTTCAATTGCCATTTGTTTTTGTTTTTAATTAATATATAAATCGATATTTACGCTATAATTAGGGGTAGGGCTTACTTCACTGCGAAGCTCAGCCCCATCTTCTTTACTAACCTCATCAGATATTAAGAATAGTATACCATTACCAACACTATGTGTTATCCGAACAGTATAACCATACCTAACGGCATTTGACTGCAGTTCGATACTATCGCTAGTAGTAAATGTAAAAGAACCAGATGCATTTCCATGCTGATCTACTATAGTAACACCATTTTTAATTATTGCCATACTTATTTCATTATAAGAACCAGTCCCATACTTGTTACCAGTTGTCCAGTTAGCCGTGTATGTAGTTACACCACCACTCGCGTTATAACCATAGAACTCGCTTATTTCATGTGGAGCAGATTTACCAGCAGCAGTACTTAATGCACCAAGTGATCTTTCACCACCAGCCTCGTACTGACCGCCATTAACCATCTCATTATAGATGTCGTTAATACTTATCTGCCCACTACCTTGAAGCGCCATTGATTAGCATTTTAAGTTTCTGGATTTCTTTGTTCTGCTCCTTCATGGCCTCGATAAGAACTGCTACCATGTTTTGATACATGACACCCTTCTTACCGTTATTGCCAGTAGAGACCAGCTCGGGGAACTCCTTCTCTAGTTCTTGTGCTATGAAACCGATATTGTCTTTGTCTTCATTGTCTATACGATCGTAGATAACACCACGAGTATTTAGCACACGAGCCAGCGGGTTTTCGATTTCTCTTACATTAGTCTTTACAGACTCATCTGAGTAGGCGATTACGTTACCGGTAGCGTAGATAGTGCCATCGACATAAAGCTTATAGCCATAGTCGGTTGTAGCAGAACCGATTACAAAGTTACCATTTGATCCCCAAAGTGCAGCTCTTCCAGTATAGGTAGATCCGTTATAAGTCCACATGGCGATCTTAGAAGATGCTTCGCTTCTTACAATAATCTCTGCACTGCCGGCTCCGGGGGATGATCCATAGCTTAGACCAGTCATAGTAATCCAAGCCCCGTTAGTTAATGAGTCACCACCATAAATACTCATACCACCATAAGCAATAGTAGGATATATCTGACCACCACCAGCACTACCCTTTAGTAACATGCCAGAAGTACGGATCGTACCGGCTGTATAAATAGATGTACCAGTGTTTGCAAAGTCTGCATAGTAGGTAGTGTCGTTAGAGTCGTAGAAGATGGGAGCACGAAGAGAACTATTGGCAGTATAATTACCAACATAATCCATACTCGCAACCACACCGTTATTAAATCTAAACTGTAACTGCTCACCAGAATCATCCCCCCAGCCTATAACAGAATGGTAGTTAGAACCGCCATCATAGGTTACCAAACCGAGGAAGCAACCGTCAGAAGACTTTCTAATATTTACTCCGTAACCTGTGATATAAGTAGGGAAGCTGCCATTAACTGTACCAGCAGAAGTTTCTCCAATCTCAATTGCCGTATCCCAACCTGCTCCACTACCTGAGTTACCGGCCCAAGTTCTAATTAGACCTCTTGCTTGTATTGATATCCCGGTGTTAGCAAAGTCGGCATAGTACGTAGTATCTTGTGAGTCGTAGAATATTGGCGCTTGCATGGAACTACCTGCTGTAATGGTACCTGCAGGAGCACTTATATTTCTACCAAATGTTGCATCATTATTCTCAAGATTAATAACTAATGGCCAATAACCATTGAATGTAGCCCAACCTGTAGAGTTCGTTCCAGATCCCCTCAATACATAGAACTCATTACTATTGCAGTGAAGCATTGCGGAACGGTGGTTAGTGTCTTGCAAGAAGATTGTAGGATCACCGTTGTTAATATATATTTGCCCCTCTGTTACTAATGTTGCGATTCTAGATGTGCTATTAGGATCTACATAGTAATATGTGTTCTGAGAGTCGTAAAATATTGGAGCTCGGAAAGAACCAGCAACAGTATTGTTACCACTCATATCTAGCTCCCATCTGTTAGCTGATGCAGACCATCCACCAATACGCATTACGTTATCCTGATCTAAACCAAAGTTTACAGCATATTGCCCACTTCTATGGAAGGACATAAATGCAGACTGGTTGTTATCATTGTAAACTTGAAGTCTAGCATTACTTAAAGAACCAGAATAAGCACCAAGGTTGGTACGATAATTAATAACACCATCCACTGTATCCCCACCTCTTGCTATTGTCCATGTAGTATAATTACCATCGTGAATCAGTTCTCGCCAAGCCTGCCATGAAGATCCATCCTGTCTACGGAACCACATCTGATCAGTATAAAAGTTCTGTACAAGCTGCCCGCCCCAGTTACCAGCGCTTTCTGGACTGCTTATCTGATAGACACGATAGTCACCGCTCCCGTTCGGAGGCTGGTTGTATGAACCGCCACTAGGAATATAGTTTGAGTACGCACGGAACCCATTACTTAGATTACCAAGCGTATTAAAATCATTATTTACATATCTAGCAGCGTTAACGGAATTAGTAGTAGAAGATTGACCAGTGATACTAATCCCCCAAGTACCAGATGCACCGCCACCTGTTAAAGTAGGAGCATATGAATTGTAGTTCCCGGCATGCAATACAGTATTGCCGTTCGAGTATATATTACCAGATACGTATAAATTCCTACTAATATTTGCATTTAGATAATCATAACTATACACCTGCATATGGTATCTTTCACCATATCCAGCATAACCACCATAATAATTTATGGAATTAATACTAGCTGAGTTGCTGTAATTGTTACCCGGTTTATAAATAGTCAAACGTAGTCGTGTAATAGAACTATCAAATATTGACCAAACCTTGGAGTGGTTGCCCGGCCATGAATTCCATATACTAGTAAACTCTTCTGTATATGATGCACCACCGTTACGTGATACTTCAAGTTTTATATATATATTTTCTCCATTAGTGCTACCTGTGATATGTAGCATATCAAAGTTCTTATAACCAATAGCGAAAGTAAATCTCTGATATCTGCCTACACCACTTGCAGCAATAGTTAAGCTACCACCCTTGTCTCTTTCTCCTAAGAAGAGATTATATATATTGGCATCAAGCGTACCTGCGGACCAACTAGAGCCATCAGCTGATACTTCATAGTTTGAAATATCATTATGTCGAAGATTACCATAGGCAGATTCGGTGTGAAATATATTATTTAATTCACCACCACCAAATCCACAATATGTTATTGCAGTTCCATTTCTGAATCTAAGGCCATAGGCGGCTACACTACCGTCTGATGTAATATTACCTGTAGTATTTAATGTGGCTATCCTAGAAGTACTATTAGGATCTACGTAAAAAGATGTGTCATTTGAGTCGTAAAAGATTGGTGCACGGAATGAATATGGAGAATATGTATATCCTCCATTTGAAGATCCATGAACATATAAAACGCCAGTAGTGCCACCAACACTTGTTATTCTAAAACCAGTTCCTTCATACGCATTTAGCTCTTCCCAGTCATCACTAGCATTCCATAAGTAGTGATTATTATCTCCATTAGTCCTTAGGTAAAGTTTATTATCATTCAGTCCATAAGAACCTGTCATATTAATTCCACCCGCTGTAGGAACATAAGAGCCAGTAATGTATCCTTGAGAGGTAACCCAAGATTGAGTGGCCACAAGATTACCAGAAAAATAACCATTCATGTAAATGTTTCCACTTACATATAAATTATTCCCGCCACCACTATCGCCTATTTGAACGTGATTACCGGTATTAGAATATTGCAACCATAAATGATCCGTACCAGCATTACCCGCTTGTTTTCCCCAAATATGTCTAACCTGTATCCTACCATCTCCTGTTCCACCAACGTTCAACATTGGAGTAGCAGCATTCCAAGCATTTGGCCCAGTAATGGTAGCTCCGCCTACAACAGTAAGCCCATTAAGATTTGATGTGGACGCTGGGTCTACATAATATGCTGTGTTTTCAGAATCATAGAATATGGGAGCTCTAAATGACCCCGGTTCGTATGTATAATTTGAGTACTTAATAAGTTCACCACTAGTAGCACCTCCGCCAAAAAGCCTAGTTACACCTCCACCTGTGTTCCCGTAGCCAATATACATTCCATCATTGGCAGAACTAGAATTACTGTTTCTCATTACACGGAAGTTAACATACACGTCGGTGTTATTTAACATTCCGTAGTTTCTCATGAAATCGGTAGAGTCAAGCCCGTCTAATGTTCCAGCAGAACCAGTAATATTTATCCCCCATGTACCCCCATTGTTAGTAACAACAGAAGAACCTCCTACTGTAAGGCCGTTAAGGTTAGATGTAGACGCTGGGTCTAGATAGTAGGCAGTATTCTGAGAGTCGTAGAATATAGGGGCTCTAAAAGAACTAGCAGCTTCAACATTACCATCATTCCCTGCAGTAAGTCTTGGTGTAAATGTAGTACCATCAAAATAACCTAACTGCACACCACTACCTTGATTATGAGAAGAAAGTCTAGTATAAGCCCCACTAACACCTAATGCGTATCTACCTGCCGCCCCCATTCTAAGGAATGGGAACTCTTCTCTAGTATTACCTAAGTTTAGATAATTAAGATTAGATGTACCAGCAAAATCACCATAATATGTTGTATCGTTAGAATCGTAGAAGATAGGAGCACGAGAAGATGTTCTAGAGAATGTATTACCACTTGAATCTACAATAAATTCTTCAGCTGATTGAGTAAACCCAAAGTCTACAACAAAGTCCGTAGATCCAGATTTTTTACCAACAAATATTAAGTCAAGAGATGATGAGTTTTGAATCCTCAGTCCTGCAGTAGCATTATTATTAGTATATAGAGATACAAGAGAATCATTATTAGAAGTCACTCTAACTATTCCATAACCGCTTTGATGGTCGCCATTTACAGTAAGCTGATATATATTAGAATTACTATTAGGGTCTACATAATAACCAGTATTTGCAGAGTCATAAAATATGGTTGCATATGCAGAACTACCCTGAATTATCCCTTGTGCTACTAGATCTGATACTCTAAATGACATATATTACATTAAGCGTTTAAATTTGAAAATATAGGTAGATGCCCCCGAGTTGCTTACATTTGAGCGCATTTGCAAAAAGCTACCACCAGCAGATGGAGTAGTTCTTGTGCGTAAATAAATATATCTATCGTTGTCCGCATGACCCATATGATGAAGAGCTATTTCACTAAAGTTTGCACTATTCGTGCTACCAGCAAACCAGTACATTGTTCCTACATATGTTTCGTTATAATGTCCGCCACCAACTGCAAAGTCATCAGCCAGACATGTAACCATATATACTCCAGAGGTAGTAAGGTTAGAGTTATTAACCCCAGTATCCTGCCAGCTCGTGCTTAATGTCAAGCTAGCATTATAAGTGAAGTCTGTATTAGTTGAGGTGATATACCCCTGAGAAGTTACCCAAGACTGAGTAGCTACCGTAGCACTATTAACGGTAAGAGAACTAAAGTTAGTTTGAGAAGTTGTAGCTGAGTTACCTGATATACTTATCCCCCATGTACCGGATGCTCCTCCACCAGTAAGTGTTGGGGAGTATGAGTTATAGTTTAATGATGTTAAAATCGTAATCCAAGATGACCAGTTTTGGCAACAATCACGCAGTGATCTAGCATAAAGAGTTGGACCAGCAGTGCTAAGCCAGTCAGCGCAAATCTCAAACCCCCTGTTACCATTTACAGAAAACTGCGCTGCTACATCATATGTAGTTGGAGAGTTAGAACCACCCGAGTATGCTGCATATACAGCAAGACCACCAGATACCTTTGTTGTACGATCATTATCATAACTTACTCCTGCACCTAGGTGTCTAAAATTTGTAGTAGTCGCTGAATTACCAGAGATATCAATACCCCATGTTCCACTTGCAACGCCACGAATTACAGTCATTGCAGTAGTACTAGTAGCTGATCTATGATAATTATCGCCGTTCTTTATTACAAAACGTGTGATACCAGTCTCATCATTATCTGATGTATTTACATAACTGCCAAAGAAGTATCTAGCATATAAGTCGCCACCACTATCCCTATAAGCTATTGTATTAGCCGTAGCAGACGTCGTGGCGTTAGATGTTACAGTGAATGTAGTATTGCCAGATTGATTTGCAGTAAAACTTGTAGATCCAGATAAACCACTACCAGATACATTTAGTGTCAATGTACCATTTCCCACTGATGCGCTGGTAATATACCCTTGAGAAGTTACCCAACTTTGAGTAGCTACAAGATTACCCGCCATGCTAATAGTACCCTTAGTCCATAAGTTACCAGTTGCACTTTGCAGTGTCATCAACTGATCTGCACCATTTGAATACCATCCAAACTGAGGGACATTCCCTGAGCTACTATAAGCAGCATGATTGGGGACGTGGAATGATAGAGTCCTATTATTTACATCGGATGTTAGACCTACGCCATATCTACCGGCAGAGGCACTTCTGTCACCAAAGTCAAGCATGTACCAGTTAGTGGTACCCAGATTCTGGAATCCAGTGTCGCCAGCATCTGTTCTAATAATCCCAGTTCCTAGATAAACACTCTTGCTATTATACGAACGAATCCATGTAGTATCAGACATATTCCATCCACCACCGTATGATTCAAAGTATAGCCCAGATTGGCCACTCACCCTTAACCAACCACCATCTGCATATATGTCACCAGATACATGAAGCTTGTATGCAGGTGTAGTATTACCAATACCTACACGGTTTGGATATCCGTTAGTGCTACCTGCTACATTTAGAAGAATATTACCGTTATGGTCTCTAACTCTAAAACCTTCATTAGAGTGAGTACCTATAACAGTCCAATAACCATCCTGCATTATGTATTTATTCAGGTCTGAGTTATCAGTTGTTTTCAAAATAAACTTACCAGTTGTACCACTAGTTCCAGAACTTAAAATCAAGTTACCGCTTTCAGCAATAACAGACCATGTAGACCCGTATCCGACATTGTTCAATTCATGCCTTAATGCGTTGTAGTACATATTGCCACCACTCATATACATTCTCCCACCCCAACTACCTGAAGATCCTGCTGTACCACCAAGATAAAAAGTAGAACTAATATGAGCATCCCCACTAACACTAAGTCTTACATCAGGAGTTACACCACCAAGACCAAGGTTTACTAATCTTGAATTACTATTTGGGTCTACATAGTAGTTTGTGTCGTTAGAGTCATAAAAGATTGGTGCACGCATAGAGTTACTTCCATACACATCATATGCTATGAAAGATTCATATCCCGAACCCGGATTATTTCTAATCGCAATACGCCCACTAGACTCCATCATTATACTAGAAGCAACAACTCCTGACCAATGAAACGCAAGTTGTGGTGCATATATCTCATTCGTATTACTACCACCTCCAGAATTTTCTCTTACTTGATAATTAGCAGTATATGAAGTTCCTGAAGAAGTGCTTTGAATGTATGAACCACCTGCACCATATAAATTTGTTGCACTTGTAGCAGTAGCAGCGTTACCTGTAATACTTATTCCCCAAGTACCGCTTGCTCCTCCGCCAGTTAGAGTTGGGCTGTATGAATTATAATTACTGCTATCTAATAGTGTAAGCCAAGTGGAGCCTGTGTAAGTATTGCCAACTGATTTTCTCCAGTAAAAATTACCATTATATGAGGCCCAAAACTGAACCGATATATCGGCATTCCATATTCCAAATAATGTACCGTATAAACCCGAAGATGGGCCATTAGTATATCCAGTACCAATATTATAAATTCCAGATGTGCCTGATAGACCAAGAGTATTTAAATCACCTGTAAATCTTGAAGAAACACCATTAAAATTAAGACCATTCCATGTAGTAGCAGATCCTGTTATATTGATACCCCAAGTTCCACTCGCACCAGTTCCAGTTAATGTAGGAGCATAGCTGTTATAGTTTCCAGCATGTAATACAGTGTTACTATTAACTGTTAAACTTGAGAAGTTTGTCTGAGATGTAGTAGCAGAGTTACCCGATATGTTTGTAATTGTCCATGTTCTATCTGCAGATAGGTCGTATGCTGTTCCGTTTATTGTTAATTGTCTAGATGTAGGAACTCCTCCGAGCCCGGACAAACTATACTGAGGAATATTTAATACCCCACCTGTATAAGTAGCTGCACCAGATGAACCCGTTGTAGTTAAACTGATAGCAGCACGAGCACGAGCATCAGTATAGTAAAGATTAGTGCCTTCAGATATATTTGATGTAGTTAAACTTACAGCACCAGTGAACCCATTAACGGACACAACGGCATCTGTGTTATCTACCTTTTCCCATGATGTACCATTAAAGATCGCCCAGTCACCAAGTTTCCAATCTGTGATCCCGTTCAAGTTTGTAGAACCAGCAACAGATACCACATAGTAATACCCCTTAGTTCCAACTGAACTTGTTAGAGATGGAGAGTTAGTAGAGGCGTTCCAAGTACCTTGATAAGTTACACCACCAGCAAGACCGTTAACCTGATTCTGAAGCTTACCAAACGCAGTAAGAATAGAATCTGTGGCAGATATACTACCACCGGTCACGTTTAACCCTGTAAGAACTTTACCTATTACGGCAGAGTTAGTAAGTGTTACGCTGGCGGCTCCGGGGCCAGAAGCAGTAGCTTCCCCCGTAAGTGAAGTTATATAGCTACCCTGAGCTTGATACTGTGGGATGTTAAGCGTGTTACTAGTTAAAGTAGCAGCACCACTAGTACCAGTAGTAGTCAGAGATGTAATTCGATTATTATAAGCAGTATCCCAGTTTGTCTGAGATGCTGTTGTTGGTATTGAATAACCAGCAGTAAAGCTGATTGCAATAGTACCCGATCCTGTAACTGGAGTATTCGATACAGAAAGTCCAGTTGGAACAGACACCCCAACAGATGTAACAGTACCTACACTCCAAGATCTATCAGCAGATAAATCATATGCAGTACCATTAATTGTTAATTGACGACTGGACGGGACACCACCTAACCCACTTAATGAATAAGTAGGTATATTTAATGTAGCGCCGACTAATGTAGATGCCCCCGAGCTCCCAGTAGTTGTAAGAGTTAAAGCGTTTTGCTTATTATTAAATGTATTCCAATCTGTACTGGAAAGATAACCATTACTTGAAGTAGTGGCCTGTGTAATACCTATTGTTCCAGATCCAGTAATGGTACCACCAGTGATAGGCCCAGTTGTAGCTATGCTTGTAACAGTACCTACAGACCATGTTCTGTCTGCGGTTAAGTCATAGGTTGTTCCATTGATAGTTAATTGTCTAGCTGCATTAGCTGGTGTATAACCAAGAAGTGTGGCGATAGACTTCATCTTATACAGACTGGTTGCACTTTCATATGCAAGCACTGTATTATCAGATGGAGTTGTAGTTATCTGTACATCATGGATCTCTTTTAATTCAAACCCATTCTGCACTTTTACAAATATCTCGCCATTGTTTTGTTGTACTCTAGTTACAATACCAATGAACACTAAGTGTGCTGGAGCGTATGGTTTATTAGCTAAACCAAATATTAAGTTTCCACCAGTACCTAGCCAAACTGGATCTCCAGCAGCTGCGGTTGAGGTATCCAAGCCAGCAAGCAATCCTTCTGTTACAACATTTACCTGATCATTTAAAACACCAGAAGTTTCTATTAATCCTAACGTCTTAGATGATGTAGGCTCTGAAGCATTTGAAGCCTTGGAGACAATCATGTTTGTACCATCGGCAGATGACACATACACGGCTTGTCCCTTATTTATAGCTTCACCAAGCTTTACTTGATGCTTTAAAGTAGATGCCGCTAGATTAGCTGCGCCTATATCAGAACCAAGTTGCGCCCCAGTTCTATATTTAATAACACCACCATCAGATACTAAGAACTTGTCCGTATCAATAGTGGCGTTTGCAATTGTATTTAACTGCGTAACGCCATCTACGATAAGGCCAGCCTTAGCTAATATGTTATGTAAGAATCTCATTACTTCTTAATTATTACTCGGTATGCATTGCTCGCAGGAGCAGTAGCAAAACTCACGGTTACTGTATTAACATCTGTGATAACAACATCAGCGAACACTTCTTCAAGTGTTGTGTTGTCTTTAATCATCACGATAACGTCAACAGTATTTAGTGAGTGAGTAACAGCATAAGATGTAGCAGCTCCGTTACCGACGTTAGCAGCATATCCACCAACACGGTTATCAAGAACTGTTTTTAGTTTTAATGGAGTGATTACAGCGGTATCGTTTGTACCCGTATTAGCTTCTGCTTGAGTAGCAAGTCTTACAACACCAAGAACAGATTCAGTAGCCTGATCACGGTTAGACTCTAAGAAAGTCCAATCTGAGCTTGATGTAGGAGAAGCATTATCGATGTTAGCAATCAATACATCTCCAATATTTAGAATAACACCCTGTACAGTACCAGCGCTAGTCACATACCAGTAGTCACCCTTCTTAGTTCCACCAGAAGCAGTAGGGAAGTTTACAGCAGAACCTGCAGCGAAACCACCTTCTAGGTTACCCAGTCCAGCAACTGTATTATCTACATATGCCTTGATTGAACCAGCAGTAGCCAAGTTAGAAGAAGAGGCTCCAGTCATTGTGTTGCTATCCAAGATTGTAATCTCACTAGCTACACCAGTTCCAGCAGCCACACGACCCATCACGGTCATCGTAGCAATGTTCTGGATCTTAGAGAATGTGATGTTAGAATCTGTAACCTTGATTGTAGTTACAGCACCATCTGCAAGCTTACCAGTACTTACTCCTAAGTCTTTAATACGAACGATATCGGCATTTACCTCGATCGTTGTATTATCAGGGTTTAAGTCTAATGTAACAGCTCCACTAGAACCGCCACCAGTAAGACCAGAACCAGCGATTACCTCGGTGATATCACCTGATACGCTTCTCCAAGTTGTGCCGTCCCAATAGTATACATTACCATCTGAGGTATTGTAATACACCTGACCAGCAACAGGTGAACCGGGAGGGCCCGAAAGATTCTGCAACGCTACGTTGAGTATCTGGTTTTTGGTTAGGTCAAGATTGACCAGCATCTTTTTTGCCATAGTAATTAGTTTAGATACGCCTTCCCGCTAGTTGGAGAAGAGAATGAAATTGTTAATTGATTATTAGAATTATATGTTACACTACCGATTACTTCATCATCCGCCGTGTCAACTATACTCACACTTGGCTTCTTCCCCATATTATGTACTACAACCCAAGCAGCACTTGCTACTTGCTGATCGTGTACATAATTAGTCTGTATTGTTAGCGTCTGAAGAATAGTCCATAGATCGGTTTGGTTTTGTATATTACCAGTTATACTACCCCAAGCCACAGTATTGTATGCGCTTAGGTTATATGGTTGTATAGGTAAGTTTGTTGGTACATATGTTGGTATCTGATAGTTGTGAAGTACAGCAATCAGATCATTCAAATCACGGTATACGCTAGCTAGATCTTGTACACGAAGCTTGTCTATGATATGCATGAATAAACCCTCAGCATATTCAAAGTCATTCTTTGTATTCTGAAGATCTAATACCTCGTCAACTCTTCTATCAAGCTCTGTTTTTAGAGCACTAATTAATGTAACAAATTGGAGTGGGGTTGGAGGCGTAGCTGCATACGTGTTAACTGTTTTAGCAACAGTCTCGTTCACGGTCAACCATGTGTAGACCTGATGTGTGTATAGAGTAGATGCTGTAAGTGTAATTGTATAGTAGGCATCGTAGTAAGCATTGTTATACTGCAGTTGGATATACGCCCCCGATCCACTCTGGTTCCCAGAAGGAACACTGCTCCATGCCCATGTACGAGTTACAGCTCCATTGTTAAAGTTAGATACCTGATAGTTAGTATCATCGTAGTATCTTAGTCTAGGCGTAAATACATCAAAGTCGTTACGCAAGTTAATAACAGGAACCTCATAAGCCATCTGCCAGTTTCTTGTAAATGTACTTATGACGTTATCTGTTGTCTTAATCTTATACTCAATATTGTACTGCCCATTCTGTATACTACCAGCTGAACTCAAGAAAAGAGCCAGCGAGAATGATTGGCCAGAAGCCGTAATATCGGGGGTAGCAAAGTTACCAGTCCTAGTGTACCCGTCAGGCGTTGTAACATTAAAGATACCAACACCGCCAACTGGGATCGTAGAAGTATCCGTTAAGACGAGCGTAGGCACCCCAGTAAGGTCAAACCTTACATTGAAGGATATATTAGGGATTACAGGCATGCCACAAAATTAAGCCAAAGATCGCTATTAATCATGCAAAAACAACACAAAAAGCCCCCTGTAGAAACAGGAGGCTTTCACCAAACAACCAAACACGAGATGAACCTCAGCTCAGTTGTGAACTAAGGATCACTTTTTGGCCTTACTCTGAATGGTTTGAAACACCTTCTCGCCCTTAGCCGAGCTGGTGCAGAAGCTTACGAACTCATCAACAGCATCGCTACCGGTTCTAGCCACCACTAAGATAACCTCAGCATTTGGCCACTCGAATCGTGACTGCTCTTGGTTAAAGATAATCACGCCCTTTTTAATGGCACGGTTAACAGTGGCGGTAACAATAACCTGCTTATTGCTGATTAGATCTAAGAAAGCCTTGGGATCATTATCGGCAAGCTCCTCTAATTCATTACGAAGAACTGTTACAGACTTCGAGTCATCCTTACCTAAAGCAGCAGCAAGATTCTTAACCTCTTCTTGGCTTAGATCAGCTGCAGCATTCAATGCCTCACGGCGCTGGTTTCTTGTTCTACTATCCTTTTCCGCAGAAGCATTCTCATCAAGAAGTTCAAAGATAGCCTCTTTGGTTGTATCTCTATTAGGTTTTGATGCATTATAATCACAGAGCGCCAAGTAACTATGGATCTCCTGATCAAGTGCACGGCCACCAGACAATATCATGTGGCCAGCCATATTTGAGTAAAAATTAATTTCGTGGAAGATGTGATTACCCTGACCATCGACAGAACGAACAGCAGCAATATCTACATACTCACCCTTCTCCTCATCATAAATTGTATCGATAACTGGGACTCCCTTTACAGCTGGGATAGCTAATCTGTTTGGATCGAATGGATCTTTCTGAATGTTGTGTAGCCGATAGGTTACAGATTGACCGGGCTTCAACATGGTTGATTTAATCAGCTTATCAGATAGCTGATTGTACATTTCTGTTTTTTTCATCTGGTGTGTTTTTGGTTATTGATAAAAAGCAAAGGTAAGGGGTTTTATCCCCTTACCGTATGCTATAGCTAATTGATTGATAATCAGCTTAGGAAAGCTTGAAGAACTGGTTTGCACCGAGGATCTCCAGACCTTGTACGCTCTCGTAGTGGATCTCCAATACAGAACGCTCGTTAGTTGGAACAGGAGCCAAACCACCTAAAAGGATCTCACGATACTTCAGGTCAGTTCCGTCACCAGCCATGTAGCGAACGCCAAAGCGATCCAACATTTGACCGTCGTTAGTCTTAATCTTTCCAGCAGGAGCACCGTAAGCACTGTTCTTAAAGTTTGGAGAACCAGTGTAGTTTACGATGTTCTGGTGGTCTAACAGAGGTAAATACTTCTTGTGGTAAGTACGTCCGTAGATCTTAACAGTGTCAATTCCAAGATCCAAAGTTTTACCAGCGATCTGGAAACGAGCACCTTGAGAAAGCAATGCACTGTTACCTAAGTTGTTGAACAAGTTGTCAAGAGCAATGTTCATAGTTGTACCTACAAACAAGAAGTACTCTTGAGGGCAACGAGCTTTGTTCAAAGTCTGAGTAAGAGCTTGAATGTCAGCAAGAGTTGCAGTACCTGCAGTCAACAAAGATTGGTTGATACCACGAGATGTAACGATCTGATCCATACCACCTGTAGTTTGTACAGGCTTACCATCAGCATCAGTTAGAGCAGGAGCAGAATCTGCGAACAGAGTAGAGCTCTTACGTCCGAACATCAAAGCAGTAGAGATATCACCACGGAACTTCATTAAGCTCTCGTGCTGACCTTTGTACATATAGAAAGGTTTACCTTGGAACTCAACTTCAACCTTAGAAGCCTTCTGGATGTCAGTGATGCTGAACTTTCCTTTGAAGATTTGCACTTGGTTGTCGTACTTAGTTACTCCCCACTTCTTAGCATCAGGAGAAAGAGAACCTTCACCAGCAGCATTAGAGAAGAAAGAGATCTTGTCACCGCTAGCCAAAGTCAATGTAGCACCATCTACAGACTTGATAACGATGTTAGTAGTAGCAGCCTTACCAGTAATGTAACCTACTTTCCCATCAGGGAACATAACCAACTCACCTACGTTTACATAAGCAAAAGCAGTAGCGTCGATTGTAGCAGTTACAGAAGGAGGAGCAGAAGTTGTACCAGTTACACCAGAACCAGTTACAGCACTAACAGTACCGAGAACATAAAGCTCTTCGTTTACGAAGTGATTGTAAACAGGAACTGAAGTCGGAGTAGAACGATTCGTCAATTCCATGATATCCAAGAAAGAGATTTCCTCGTTAGTTACGTCCAGAACTTTGTTCAGGATCTCACGCTGATCGAGGAAGTTGATTGATGAAACATAACTTTTGTTAATGTTTCCTAAAACACCCGCCATGATTAATTATTTTTTTTGTTATAAATTATTTTGAAATCCCCCTACTTGCGAAAGCTTGAAGAAGACCTGTTGTAAAGTCTCCCGAACTTTCTGTTGGAACATCACCTACAGGGGTAGTAGATGGGTTCTTAATTTCTTTCGTCACTTCAGACCTACCAAGTGTCTTACCAAAATTAATCAAGGCACGTTCAAATTGCTCAGGATTCTGACTATAGGCGACGGTCTTATACCATTTACTATAATCTAATTGGCCTTCACCAGACGCGAACTGTTGAAAGAACTTGTTATTATCCAGTGTCATCTCAACCATATCTTGAGGACTCTGCAACTCATAATTGAACTCATCATCGCCAGTCTTTATGCTAAGTCTCTTAGCTTCTAGTATAGACTTGGTTAGAGAATTCTCAGTTACCGCTTTCTCAAATTGAGCTAGCGCTTCCTGCATTGCAGATTCTTGAGCTTCAGCTTCTGGATCAGCTTGTGGTTCCGGAGCCACAAATTTTTTCTGCCAGTCCATGTACTGTGTGCGGAGTTTATGAGCTTCAGATCTTAGGAGTTCTTTCCCAAGCTCTACGTCATCTTCTCCCCACTGCTCTGGGTCAAGCTTAAACTTATCAACTACCTGCTGCTGGAAAAGACGATCAAACGCCTTTTCAGAAACATCTGGATACTGTTCGCGGAGATTACGTCTCATAATCGCCGCATCATCCATAGTAGAAAAATCTACAGTTTTAGCTTGAAGATATGGTGTCAAATCACCTGTCTTCTCATAATACTCAACGGCACCCTTAATGAAGTCATCTTTGAATTCATAACTGGGGGCCACTTGTCTTGCCTTGCCGACAACCTCTTCTTCGGCAGGGGCTTCTACCTTCTGCTCAGTCTCTACGGGAGCCTGTTGTTCTTGGGTAGGTTCTGTTTTAGTTTCTTCTGGTGCCTGTTCTGGCGCAGCTTCTACTATAGGTTTTCCTCCAACGGTAATATCATTTAATGACAACTCGTTGAAATTCAGTTCATCACTCATATTTATATTATTTGGTTATGCAAAGTTTTACCAAAGGTTTTGAATAACAATGGATTATGGGGGTAGAATTATTTTTCTTCCCCTTCCATTTCTTCTCCACCTTCCATCTCATTCTCTTCTCCTCCCTCTTCATTTTCTACCTCGTTCTCTTCTTCCTCTCCAGCTTCTTCTTCCTCCTCTGGCATCGCCTGTTGCGTCATCTGTTGTGGCATCTGTTCTTGTGGCATTGCCTGTTCAGGTACCATTAACATCTCCTCTTCAACAGCCATTGCCTCTACAGGCTCTTCAGTATCCGTATCTGGTTGACCCATCTTAATCTTTGTCACACTCTTCTTACCCTTGTTCTCAACCTTCTTTGTTTCAACCTTACCCTTCATGCGCATCTCCTCGAGCTTCATTTCATATTGATATTTCATCTCTAGGATCTTAGCATCATACTCCTTCTCTAATTGGATAAGCTGACTCTTAACCTGACCTTCAGTTTGAATAGTCTGCTGCTTAGCCTGCTCGGCAACCATAGCTGACTGCTGTTGTACTTGAGCATTCATCTGCTGCTGGCGCATAGCCTTATCTTCCTCTTCTTGACGACGCTTCTTAATCTTATATGCCAGTAACTGCTGAGCAACCTTTAGGTTATCAGTGTTCTGAATAATAATAGCATCTTCTATATCAAGTAGTCCATTAGCCTGCCCAGCCATTACTTGTTGTTGCAACATAGCACGCTCATCATCAGTTGGCTTATCTTCTAAGAAGATACCAAACTCGTAAAGAGCTAAGTGCGGAGAAGTCTTAAAGAACTTCATAGTATTAGAACCAAGCGCACGAACATAACCCTTAACTTCTCCACTAGAAGACACATCCTGTAGTCTAAGGATAACAGAGTTTGCAAGTGATTCTAGTAATTGCTTTTCACCATGTACAATACTAGTTAATGCGTTATTAGTTCCTTCATATGCTAACTTAGCAACTGTAGTAAGTGTGCGAGGATCGGGGGTAGAACCATCAGTCATTTCATTCATACCAGTTACATCACGGATGAGCTGGATATTATTTTGAATGATCTGCCAGTAATTCATAACATCACGACCGATACCATTCTCCAATTCTTCAATTGGCTTATAGTTGGTCATACGTCCCTGCTGGTCGCTCTTACGATATACAAGCGTACCAGTTTTATTATATAGATCCAACACCTTCATTGGAGTCAATCTCTTTCCTCCAGCACCAAGTGGGATATCCTCTAGCGCCCCCATCTCAATCATGATACCCTTAGGTCTAGCTTGATTGATTGCATTTTGTAAACGATAGAAGGCAATCTGAATAGCATCAGCCATTGGGATTAAGTGCTGCATAATACCATACGCCTTCATATCCCAGAACTCAGGAGCAATCAAATGATAGCTGAGCTGAGTATCCATCAGAGATGATTTGGCACGCTTCATATTAGTACACAAACCAAAATCAAATAGATAGTCTGTACCAATAATCCATTTACCTTTATATACCACCTTGTATGCTACGCGTTCAAACTTATCTTTTCTTTTATTCTTATCATCATATTTACCACGAGCATAAACTTTGTTACCCCTCCTGTCAACACGGCTTTCAAAGACCATTTCATTAACAGAAAAGAACTCCAAGTCAAGAATACGAATCCTAAATCTATCATAGCCTTTATTATATATAGATAATGAAGAAGGCCATTCAGATGGATTACCTAAATAGCCGATATGTTTCTTGGCGATCTGCTCATACTCCTCTTCGGTAAACTGATTACCAGCCATCTGCTTTAAATCAGAGATTGTCATCTCGGTAATCTCACCGATATAAGAGGCATCAGAGAAATCTTTATTCTTACAGTTATTGATAAGAATATTTCTAGGGTTAACCTTTCTTACTTTAATAGCGCCATTGCTATCAATATATTCTTTATAACCAGCAACTCCGTAGTCAAACAAATCCTGACGCACACCTTCACGAAGCTTCTCGATTTGGTTCTGCTCAAGAACAAGTTTGATACCCTGCTCGGCCTCGATAGCCATCTGATGCTTGAACGTGTAGTTCATCTGCATCTCTAGCTCCTCCATATCCTTTGCCTCGTTAGGCAACAGCTGAAGCGCTGGCGAATCCACCAAGGAAGGGTCAAGCTTAGCCGCCTCTTCACGAAGCTGAATCTTAGCTTTAAGATTAGCAAAGTAATCCTGAATCTCTTCATTAGCCAAGGAGTCAACCGGAGTAGCGACAATATTATATCCAACTTTGTTTAATTTACCTAAAGCTATTCTTCTAAACTTTGGAACGATTGGTAGGACTGACCAGTCGATGTTTAGCCAATCTTCGTTAGATGCATCATCAACTTGCATCAACGGCTTATACTTGTTAATTGATTGATTACCAACAGCATACTGCATGATTACCTCATAACGGTAGCGGGCATGGTAAAAGATCTCGCGCGGTAGATCGTTCTCGAAAGAGCTCCACGCTGCTTTACAATACTGAAGAACCCAGTCGCGACCCTTTTCTCTTGGATCGATGAGGTGACTTGGAAAATCAGTCTTCTGGAGTTTGTCCATTTTTATATTTTATTCTTCCTAAAATAATCAGACACGTCTCGTATCTGACCAGTTCCTTTCACATTCACTTTAACTTGGTCTGCAATTAGGGCGTACCCCGCTGCCATGGCCAAGTCAAACTTGGTTGTCTTGGATATATCAAACTCTAGCCAGTCTTGGATCAGGTCCTTAAAATAAACCCGATCATGCATCTTGTTGATATAATCCTCCGTCAGCTCGGCTATCTGCTGGTGCGTCTTAGCACTGGCTGCAATACCCGGCTGGTTCCTCTCCGGCAACCACATCAGGAATGGCGCATACCCCCTATCGTCGAAGTAGTGCATGAGACCGATTTTCTGGTTCTCAAACAAAACTGGGGCACCATAGTACACTGCCATCTTAATCATATCCTCATAGAATATCTGGACTGATTCTGGACGGTAGGCGTACTTAGCAACGAATGCATAGTTATAGATGTCGTTCTCCCGAGCCGCGCTATACTTCTGTAGTACCATGCCAGCCCCATTAGATCTCCGTCCATCCTCGGTTACGTTGTGGTCCACAGGGTCCACACCAATAACAAAGTTCAGACCGTTAGACGGGTAGAATAAACCGCCATTCTTTCTAACATTGTTGCTCTCCTCTTCCTTTTCAAATAGCTTCGTGACCTCCCACCGGCCTGTCTTTGATGGTTCAAAAACAACCCGAGAATCGCGGTCACCATTCAGCCAGACAAAGTTACCTCTTGTTGTCAAATTATCCTTCCAACTTAGCCTATCCATTCTTTCATTCAGCAGCTCAGGGTTATATAGGCACTTACTTCCGTCGATCCTGAAGGCTTCCTCCCACTCAATTGGTTCCTTTCGGATAATCGAGCTGAGGGCTCGGGGGTCATGCGCTAACAGCTTCCTCTCATCCCTAATCTCCTGCTCAGCCCTAATCCTATCCGCTATACCATACTGATTATAATACCTAGTCTCTGCTGCACTACAGAAGTAACGATAAAGCCCAGATGCAGTTCTCTTTCCCTGTTTATTATTCTGATCGGAGTTCTCCCATATCTTCTTAAAAGGAGCACCACCCTGATCCATATCCTCAACCGTAGTGGTTAATAAAGCCTTACCAATAATCCTACCTTCATCATCTAGATGACAGTACTTTGTAACCAGCCACCTATTCCACACATCCACCTCCATCGTCTTACCAACCTCATCACCTAAATACCTGTGCAGCTTCTGACCGTCATAAGATATTGCCTCAGACGTCTTCCAGTCGATTGCCGACTCCAGCTCATGCTCATCCTTAATCGTATTAGCCCTTCTACCCTTAACAGTGGTTTGATAGAATCGAAGTTCCGAGGTCGGGGTTAAACCCTTAGAGGTATCAAAGATGGGTACGAAGAAGTCGGGAAGCTTTTTAAATGGCTGGATCACAGCCTTACGAAATACTTCCTTAGCATCGGCACCAGTCTTAGACTGGATACCAGACTTTGCATTATTAGTTCTAGAAGGATACTCATACAAGAACACACCTCCACGGAATGTCTTACCCTGACGACGCTTCGTAATCTCAACCATGCCCATACACTCTGGGTCTTCAATGCAGTACTGCATGAAGTAGAAATACTTTCTATCAGTATCCCTATACTTTGGCAGACCGGTATCTAGATTCCAGTAATTTAAATAGAAGTAGTGCAGACCTGTAATGTAGGTAGGAGCGCCGTTATTATAAAACCAGTAACCATTAAGCCTACGATCCCATTCCTGCTGACGGAACTGCTCTAGCTTAGGATCAAAATACTCTGGGTCCTCATTCTGTCTTTGCTGCTCCTTTGCTCTAAGCTTTGCATAATCCTTTGGCAGTGGCGTATTCTCAAAGTACTGTTCTGCTTTCTTTGGGGACCTAGCGTATACAGATCGCTCCTCTAATTCCCCATTTAGTATATTAAATACAAAACCGGGTGGGGGTATGTGGCACACCAACCCCTGTATATTTTCTTTAGAACCGTTACTTATTGCTTTGAACATTGGCGATATCTTCTGGTCGAATTCGTTTACGTTTAGTCATTGCCTCTTCTAACTGATCATCCTCACCAGTTAACTGACGTAGATATCTTTGTAGTCTCTGAACAATCTCATCCTGAGCCGTCATGATCTGCGTCTTAATAGTAATGGCCTGTAGGATATCTTTATCCCTATTGCCATCAACTGGCAGCATCACTCTTTTGTTAAACTCATAGAATGCCTGTTCGTTACTTACGATCATAGACCATACATAGTTATTCTGATACTTCAAGTATTTAACGATCAAATTAAGAAGCTCCTCATATGGCACCTCTTCATCATCCACCTTTACTTTAAAGTCAAACAACCCAGTAACATCTTCTGTATCTAAATCAAATCCAGCGATAGAAGCAGCGAATTGCTTACGCTTCGATATTTCTGGATAGTACTCACGAAGGGGCGAATTCATATCATACATGAGTAATACATAACGCGTTAGCTTGTCGTCTGCTTTGCCTAAAATTTGGACTAATTTAGGGTACGACGAAAACAAAGGTTTTTTAACCGTGGGGTTAAACTCCATCTTTTTATAATCAACTTCTGGTATCATTCAGTATTTGTTCGTATATCTTTAATCTTTTATCCGCCCAATTATCTAAACTATAATTCTCTAAACAGAACTCACGGTTACGCTGTGCAGATGTTTTTCTGTATTCCTCGGAGTTTACTAGTCTGGTTAATTCAGATACGAACTCCTTATCACCAGAGAAGTAATTAGCCTTCATCCATAAGTATGGTTCAGCCCTACTAACAAGCACCGGGATATTTAGAGCAGCTGCTTCTAGCACTTTAATATTACTCTTGTAAGAATTAAATAAACTATCCTTACTGGGAACAACAAGGATGTCACCCTTATAGCTGCTCATATAATTCTCCGTGTCCGTCCACTCAACAGTAGAGTATGGGATCTTACCATCTGCCGTAAGATTTTTTATAATCACATCGTACACATCTCCCTCTACATATCCAGCTATCACCCACTCAATAGGTAGGTGCGTGAGAGATTTCATAGCCTCTGCAATTAAAAAGGTATTAGCGTAGTTCATAGCAGAGCTAGCGTACAGCAATCTTACCTTCTCAGATTTCGGCAGCTCGTGTTCTCTAAACTGACCGACGCCATAATTAAGCGCATTCGGTAGTACGAATACTTTGTCATTTGGTATAATAACCGCCAGTCTATCGTGAATAGTAGTAACAGCACTTGCATACATTATATGTTGTCTGATCTGTAATCCAACATCGCTCTTCTTCCACATGTGATACTTTGGATGATCCTTGCCAACCTCCCACCAGTCATCCGTATCCACCACCACCTTAACATTATATTTCTTAGCCTGCTGAGATAAGAACACAGGCGATATCATTACATGCCTAGAATAGTGCAGTATATCACACCATTTAAGATCCTCTTCTTTTAGATTAGATACAGTCCTCACCTCAGCGTCTATACTATTGTTAGGCATAAACACTCTATGGTATGAACAACCATCTAACGCTTTTATCCAAGATAGTACCTTCAATATTTTTTATTTAGCATCTCCATAAAATCATCTATATGCATGAGTACAAGATGTATATCATGCTTTGTCCAAACACGAACTGCGTCTTGCTCTACTCCCTTCTCATACTCTAGGTCATAGGTTACAAGCTCCTCCGTGAAGGCGTCAATTGTCATTGGATTTATGTAGACGTGTGTTATCAGAGCTGACCCCGACGGCCCCTCCAACATCACCTTCAGTCTTACGAACCGGTCTATGAATGCCATTATCCTTAGTTTTAAAATAAAATTTAAATGCCTCATCAATAAGCATACCACATAGCCAAGCACCATTTTCCTCATCATCGATATCTCTATCATTTAGTATGCTATAGACGACATGATAGACCTCGTGCGCTATTGTATTAACAAACTTGTGTTTCTCCGATACTAGTATATAATAATCAGATATATCAAAGGTAAGCGTCCATGCCTCCCCATCCTCAGCTGGATACACGGGTAGCTCCTTATGCTTACGATAAATGCGGTTATATTCCTTAGCGAGATCATCGGTAAGGATAAAATGCACCGCACACTGGTACATGTTTATCTTTATATTTTTAGTTCTTCGCATAGAATATTCCCCAATTGTTTACATACTTTTCAAACCTACGATCAACCCTTACCCGCATTGCGCTACCAGTTATTTCAGAGAATGGCATTAATAACCAAGCGCACTCTGGCTTTATATAAACAGCCAGTACATCAAACTCATTAACATACCTTCTCCTCTTTACACCACTAGTAGATACCCAGAAGGAACCACTTTGTTTATAGGTCGTCATCTTGATCTGCACCCGTGTTAGATTCCCTTTATGATCAACAATGCGATCATAACCAGAATCATATATTGGGCGAGCTGTCATCATACCACGTTCAATAATATGGTAATCAAACAAAACCTCGGCGGCTACTCCCTTACTCAATGGTTGTCAAATATTTTGAGTTAATAGGAAGGAAGGCATTCTCTCTAGCAATCTCACCACCGTTCACCGTCTTCCTAGTAACCGTTTTCTTAATCTCATACTTCTCCACGAAGTTGCCCTTACTATCCGTTATCTGCCAAACCAGTATCACACTTTCTTCCATCAGTGATACAATAACAAAGAACGGCACTCTATATAAAGAGCTAGCAAACCCGCCATACTTCAGCTTCTGGTTGGTTATAAGATAACCGCCATTGTTACTCAAGTATTCCCTAGTCAGTGGCACACCACCTGCACTCTTCCTACACTTGATCTCAGCAAGACCAACAATCGTCAACCTACCATCAACTGGTTTTGCCAGTATCACATCACTATTATTCTCCAGACCACTGGTGTTAATAACCGTATATCCCCTAGTCTCGAGCACACCCTGTACCCGGTACTGCTCCTGCATAAAGAACTCACCCAGCTCTGTCTGGCAGTCTAGCATTCGTAGAAGTTTAGATCTATCTCATGCTGCCATTCCTCCCACGTCTTTACTAACCCGGGATAACTAAAGTGGAAAGAGTAGGTCCTACTTCCTATCTTCAGGAACAGACTCCACACCTTCTGGTACACTATCCCCTTGGGGTGCGAACTTACCACTTGCGATGTCTTCTTTGAGAGTTTCATTTCTCTTTAATTGAAGTTGGTGAATACTTTCTAAATACTTTCTAATACCATCCATCCCAAGCTGTTCATACGCCTTCCTCATCCTACGGACATGATTGACAGGGTGATTATAAACATGTGGCATAAACCCATTATCAATCACCTCACCTCCAGAGGCACACTGCTCATAAACCACCGGCAACCGGTTGGCGATCTCCCGTATCTGTTTCATCTGTTGCTTAGTCATTATATAAAAATAAAATGTTCTGGTTATACATACAGTAAACCCTCTTGCCTTCAATGATGTTCCAAAACTTACCCACCTCCTCATACTCCACCAGCGATCCGTTTGGAATAGATTCATCGTTGCTTGCCACCACACGGCCACGGTTGCCCTCCCTATCTACAGTTTCTGGGATAATTAGCGTGCTCTCTATCTTCTCATCTATTGGCTCAATAAGAATATAATCTCCAACTGGTATTAGCTCACCATCACGCACCAGCGCGATCGCATTAAAATAATCTACCATCCAGTACTCCTCACCATCTACCTCAATTCTATTCTCCTCATCTACCGTCACCAAGAAATTAAAATATAGTTTATCGCCAGCAATGACATTGGCCTTAAACTGATCAGAGCCCATAGCCCTGTCATACTTATCAGGCACAGCAACGACATCACCAACGATAGTGGAGTTCTCCTCAGGTCTAAACGAAGTATCCTTGTATAGCTTTAAGCCAGACTCGGTTTCTATTTCGTTTTGAAACCGTTTATCAATCTTGACGAAGATTTTATAGATCGGCTGCATATGACTAAATTACAATAACTTGTGGATATCTCAGCCATATTACTTATCTACAAATGTGAATTACTATACTTATCCATAAAACGCATGTGCGCCTCACGGAGCATGTCCATGTACTTCCTCTTGTCGCCATACTCAACATGGCATGTACGGCAAAGACCCATCAGATTATCTATCTCGTCCTTTGTCTTAGACCCACCCATACCCCGAGCCTCGATATGATGCACATCCACAGCCGTAGATCCGCACATCTCGCAGGGCATCCAGCTATCCATCCCGTAACCAAAGAAGTCTAAGTATACCTTAGTGTGCTTCCTCATTTACCTTTGGCAGCTGATATAGCAATAGCAAGGATCTGCTTCTTGGATCTGGCTTTACCACCAGCCCCCTTCTCCTTACCCTTCTTCTTGTTATCCGCCATCAATTCACGGATATTAGCCGAGATGGCTGACTGGAGCTCACTTTTTCCCTTTGCTTTTTTTAGAGGCATCTTTTTTAATTTTAGCTTCTTGTTTTAACATTTGCTTGGTTGGCTTCTTACCACTACCAGCCTTGGCACGGATGTTATCCCATAAACCACGACGTGAGTAAGAACCATCTTTGCGTAATAGCATTTCCATACAGTGCAAATTAAATTAGGATACTGAGAAACAAGAGATAAAGAAGATATTAAATCTAAGCCAAGAAAGTCCTGAGCACACCCCCCTTCCCCCCTATGGGTTGTTAAGGCCGTCCATCCTATTTGGTGGCATCGCCTTTGGAGGGTCTTCCGCCAGTTTACGCGTGTTGACCTGTCCTATCAAATCCTCGCCGAAGTCTCGCCCTTCACACAGCTACGGGGCCCCCTTGATACTATCTCCATGCACCCGGATAACGTAGCCAGACAAACATACAAAGAGAACCCCGAACCGCCAAAATACAAATTATTCACAGCCGTATATAACAACAAAATATACCCTATTTTTGAACTACAAAAAATCGAGAGTTTATGCCAAGGGTTTATAGATCAGATGTGTGTGGGAAAAGAGTGGGGGTAATACATATATTTGGGTGGGTACGCGACCAGTTGCGAACCCGAAATCGCGCACTGGGTGGGGGTATTTTTTGGCATTCCAAAATCGATTTTAGGCTCGAACGGGTAATACCATATAACCCCCATAGAATACCTAACTGGCTGACACACATACGCTTAGGTTATAAATGTACTGGTCGCGAATCCAATAAGGATGAAATGAAGGGGGAAACGGAACTGGAGAAAAAGCTTGTAACTTATTGGGAATGTGGCGATTATGCGTGTGTGTTTGAAGATACAATAGCCCCCCTCCCTCCTTTACAAAAAACCTTGCACCCGTGAAGATAGAGAAGTTTTTTTTGTGTGTTGATACGGCTATTTACCGAGCCTCTCAGCGTACTGGGATTCCCCAGTTAAACTACACCCAGTTACGATTCTTGTATGGCCTCAAGCGTCTTGGTGCTACCAGTCAAACGGCCTTGGCTGACTTTGTCTTCTTGCATCGTCCACACGTTAAGAGGGCTGACAATCGCTCCTCTTGGAACTACTTGAATTCTCTTTGTCTTCTTGGCCTTGCCATTAGGGAGACGCACAAGCGTTACTCTATTACTCCTTTAGGGAGAGAATATCTATCCTATATACGTAACTACTTACTTAACAAACGGCTTTAGTATACCCCCGAACTCCCCCCTTTTGCTAATCTCTTTAGCAATTTCGTTTCATAGAGGATCGACTAAATTCTTTAGCATCGCATACTAAAAATATTAGTAGCCGATACCCCCTTTTTTACCCCCAGTTACCCATCCAGTCAAAACTTTTTTTGAAATGTGGATAACTTTTCTACGCTGTGATTTTCAATAACTTACAAGCTATTTTTTATGTGGATAACTGCAATTTAAAAAAATAAATTTGGAAGTAGTTACCCTGCCGATGTATGTTTGCCTCGGATTCGTTAGTGAGTCCGAAGTTCTTTTAAGGTTTTGAGTTAGGGTAACGCACTCCCACCCATCCACCCGTATAGGTGAGTATGATGGACGGAACACCAAACCTCTTACGGCATCGGGAAACGAGCGAAGGCATCAGTAGTCACCTACCGCCCTCTCCTCCGTTAGTACCAGTTATGATGCTCGGATGACCTCCGACCTAAGGCTATCAGCCCCAAACCAGTCAGCCCATACCTAATGGCTAACTTTTAGGAAACCACTACCTTGTCGGTGCATTGATGAGGGATAGTCGGGGAGAGAAAACCCCAAGCGGTGTGACCGTGATTATCGTAGCGCTCTTTCGGAGTCGGAATGAGGGTGTAAACGGATGCGGTGTCGCATCGGCAGTTCATCCTCCGACAGATTGGATAAGGTCTACGGATACGCTATCCGTACTGATGAGCCTAAGCAAGGCGAAACCAAAAACCCCAGTTATGAAAAAACTAGTATTCTTATTAAAATTAGTAATCCCAGCAATCATTTTAAACCCTTTCTTTCTAGCGGGACTTCCTTACCTAGATAAAGGCTTTATGATGTTTGGCGCAATTACTTCAATAATGGGAGTTACCGTATTAACACTAGGACTTTCAAATAAAGCAATTGAAAAACTATGATAACCATTAACATCACCACCCTAAGAGGTCAGCAAATAGCCAGTAAATTCCTCTATGAGGGTTGGCAGATTGTGACCTTCCAAACCGATTTTATAACCCTTCAATCTCCCAGTTATGCGCAAAAGAATTAAGTCCCCCCTATTCACGGCAAAAGCCAATGGGCAAGTTATCCGCAGAGCGGAAGCCGTTATCTCTACCCACAATCGGGTAAAGCAAATCCTTGCCGAGTTAGGTGGGGATTCTAAGCAAATCCTACGCGACTTAAAATGGGAGCGTGTATGCCGTCAAACTAAATTGTCACCTCTATGAAGCAAGTTATTCAGTTATTACTTGTCCTACTGGTAGTAGGGTATGTAGTAGGTTTACTGCAAGACCAAATTTGTAGATAAGTCCCCCGAACTGCATCGGTTTGGCCGTGACCTTCAATGGTGTGCAGTTCCTCATCAAAACTAAATAAAATGGATTACCAATTATTATTTCACACATCAGAAAGGGATTTCAATTCCCCATACCCATCTATACAAGGTAGTGAAACAAGAAGTAAAATCCCTTCATTAAGTGATATAGATAAGCTAATGAATGGGTATGATTCTAAATATTTACAAGTATTTAGAGGGTATGGTAAAAATGATGATTATACTGAATTAGTGGAAGAGTATTTCAAGTAGCGGCCGAACTGCGAGGTAAGACCGAAGTCGGAGCGAAACCGACCGCAGTTCCTCATCAAAACCCTATAAAATGAATAAGATTCAACATCAGTCAAAAACTTATTGCCGAACATTCAAATCTACTCAACATTTGAATTTATGGCTATCAATGGCAGGCAAAAACGAAAAGCCATTATACTACCAAGCAAATAAGCATACAAAATCTTTAAGTGTATTTTTTAAGCATTAACCAAACTCAAAACATTATGAAAACTCAAGTAAGAAAAGCAATAGAAGCTATAACTCAAGCAGTTGAAAATTACAACCCAACTACCAATAACGATATCAATTGCGTAGTAACCGAAGGTCTTATCCTTCATTTAAAAGCGGAATCTGAGAGTATTCTGAATGCCATTCCAGAAGATTATGTAACAAATGCATCATATTATTTAAGTAATTGGGACGGAGAAGAGATAGAGGAGCAAGTAAGGAGAATAGAAAATAGTGAAGACAAAAATGAATATATAGATAATATAGAAGGGGTTTCAGTATGGGAGCCATTAGAAGGTAAATACACTTGTATGGATTTTCTTGATTTGATAGGTAAATAATCCCCCGAACTGCCGACCTCAGCGGTCATACCGGAGCGATACCGGAGCAGTTCCTAACCAAAACTCCAGTAATATGTTGCATAGCGAACATCTCCGCAAAGCGGATGAAACTTACGAATGCCGTCACGATGGCAATGGCAATGCAGTTCACATTGTAATTACAAGAACTACGGCGGTCATTTTCCCAACCATTAACGACCTTATCAAGCAAGTGTATTTCGGCGAAGAGGTAGAAAGATTCTACTGCGCAAAAGAATTTCTCTATGATTTATACGAGTCGGATTCATATAGCTACCATACGTTAAAGGAATTTGCAGAACGAGTAAATAGCTGACGTACCCAAACCGAGAGAGTGGTTAAGGCAGAGCGATACTGCCCTCGGTTGCTAACCAAACCTCCAATACTATGACTCCAAACACAATTAGACAAAAACTAGTCGATGCCATTGTTGAACTGACTGGAAGCGAATTAGATTTATTTACTCACAAAGATTTTATTGACCTCGCCAAAGAGTCAGATTCTCAGTTAATTGATAGGTTAATTCACATCTCACATTGGTATAAAAACGAATACGACAACGAGTAAACACACGAACTGGCGATGCTCGGCATCAATCGGACTCGCTATCCGACCAGTTCCTCACCAAAACCCAATACAATGAATCAATATTTTTTATTCGGTTTCCAAGCAATAATTACCTACCAAAGGGAAGGAGTAAATGGACTAAAAGAAATACCATTCGGTGTATATAAATGGGAGTATGGCAAGTCATCACCGCTTGACCTTCTTGATGCTTACTGCGGATGGGATGATTTCACCACGATAACAAAGGGAGAGTTTGAGCAATTGTTTATGGTGGCTATCAGCAGTTCGCAAGCGTGGTGCTAATCACCAACAACTGGGAGCAGAGTGCGAAGGTGGAGCGATACCACCCCCAGTTCCTCATCAAAACCCCATAAAATATGACAACCTTAACCCTCACGCAAGAAGCAAAGGAATGGATTGTAGGCAAAAAGATTATTGATGTAGGAGTGAACTACATAAAGTTAGATAATGGTCTACGCATCTACCTTGATGAATCAGAGATAGAGCATCTTAATTCTTTAAATGATTAACCAAACCCCCAGTCATATGAACACAATAAGTTTAACTACTCGTTACGCGATGCTTCAACTTGAACTAATCGGTAAGGAATGTGGATTTAAACCACATCAAAATAATGGCAAAGTACATATTGAATTTGCCAACGGCAAGAATATTACAATAAGTGATGAAGAAAAAAGGTATCAAGCTGAAGAGTACTTGAAATCACAAATAGAAATGCTAAATTTTTAACCAAACCACCACTCATATGAAATACGCAAGACAATGCACTCAATGTGAGTGCGGAATGAACGAAGGCTATGTAGTTGGAGGAGGAGAGGCATACTACTGCTCCGATAAATGCCTTAACCAAGTATACACCGATGCTGAATGGCACGATATGGTGTATAGTGG